GTGATGTGCCTCAATCTCACATACAGGAAACACGTCAAGATAATATTACCAAAACTTTTCAAGAGGTACCCAAGCCCTGAGGCATACCTGCGTGGTAGACTCGCAACACAACAACGTATACTAAAACCCTTGGGCATGTGGGAAGTGAGATCAAGAAGAATAAGAAAGATGAGCGAACAGTACCTGGACTGGGACGGCAAGGAAGCCAGTGACCTGCACGGTATAGGCAAGTACGGCTCAGACAGTTATCAGATATTCTTCTTTGACAACATACCACCCGACGTGCAAGACAAGGAATTGAAAAAATACGTTGACAAACTCATAGGATAGTTTATAATAGTAATATGTTTGAAAAATACAAAGATGGAGATCTTATCACTCTTAAATTAATGCATGGTGAGGAAGTTATAGGCACTCTGCAATCACAAACCGAAACAACACTTGAAGTCAAGAAAGCATTAACTCTGATGCAAGGTCCACAAGGACTTGCTTTTGGTACATTCTTCTCTACTGCTAATCAAGAAAAAGATATTTCACTGGCAAAAGACAAGATACAGTGCATCTCAGTTGTCAACGACAAAATATCAGAAGAATACAAGAAAGTGTTCAACAAAGTGGTTATTCCTGACAAGCCAAAGATTATCGTATAATGGCACATTTTGAAAAGCATAGCCGGAGCATAGAGACATTGATAGATGTCACCGAAGCGATGCTACATGTCATGGAAGATAAAGGAATTGATCCAGAGATTGTGTCCAAAAGAACAGAGTTTTCTGTGCTGATACATTTTCTAAAGAGCATCATAGACGGTGAGTTAAATATACCAAACGAACTTACTGACTCATTAAGACAGAAATCGGAAGAATTAGGATTTGATCTTGAAGACATCAAGAAGAGATTGAACTAATGAGAGGACTTAACGACTTTCATCCCTCTATAAACATTCTGCAAGTCATCAATTAAAGGAGAAAAGATGACTTACTACTCAACAAAAACATACGGACACAACATAGGACTGGCCTGTGTATTCAGACAGCCTAATGCAGATCACTCACACTGCCATCTGCTACACGGATATTCACTGGCATTCAAATTCACATTTGGTTGCAAGGAACTTGACAACAAGAACTGGGCAGTGGACTTTGGCGGACTCAAACCCCTAAAGGCATGGCTGGAGGATCAATTCGATCACAAACTTGCACTGGACATGAACGATCCACATCTCGAAAAGTTCAAGGAACTGGAGAAGTTGGATCTTGCAGAGATACGAATGTCTGACGGAGTGGGTGCAGAGAAATTTGCCGAACACGCCTTTAGATTCGCAGACAATCTAATAACAGTCAAGACTGATGGGAGATGCTGGGTGGAGAGTGTGGAATGCATGGAACACGGAGCAAACAGTGCCATCTACTCAAAAAAGTAAATTCTTATTTGAACTAGTAAGAGTAGGACTCAACGACAGGGCCTACTACATAGAAACCTACGACACACCGTTGGGCAAGAGGTGGATAGAAGCACTGAAAGACAATATCAAACAAAAAAGAGTATTAGAAAAAAACTTCTGCTTCTTGGGATTTGCAGATTCCAAAAGAGATTTACCCTGTCTAGTTAACGAACTAAACAGAAGCATTGAGCAAATAAATTCATTTACTTTTGATCCACCTTACGAAAAAATACATCCGTTTGTTGCAGATGACTTCCAATACTCTGCAAGTCTTAAGACAGGACTTTGTCCAGACGGAGATGAAATGTCCAAACCTGGTCTACGATTAAAACACGATTCCTGTAATCTACTGCACAGATACTTTGAAGAACTGCAAGGCACCGCATGGGAAATATCCGAATACTACAAACAGGCAGATATCAATACAAAGTATGCAATAAGACAATTGAATAACCTATGTCATGAGATAGAGAGTTGGGTTTTGTCATATAGAAAAAGTATAGTGGAGCCTGAATGGGTACGACCTTCTCAGATCACAACATTTTTAAATGCACCTAGGCATGATTTACACCAAGAAGATTTTGAACTGTTCAAGCAGAACAGATACGACAGGGAGATGGGAGGTGTGTATCTACATTGGTCGCAAGTGGGCAAGACACTGTATGAAGTGTTCAGGGACGAACACGCACCCAAGATGACAGACGCACTGTGTTCGGAGATCAATCATCAGAAATACTACTCCGGAGAGTTTGACATAGAATGGGGAGATACGATAACAGAAAAAACACACAAATTTAAGAAACAGGAAATGGACGAGTACCGTGCATGGCTTAAATTAAACAACTATGACTGGGAAGATCCTAAGCTGTCACTGGGCTACATCAAGATCGGACAGGTGGACCTACAAAGAACGTTCGGTTCCAGTGCAACATTCAAAGAAATATACGACACCATGTCAAAAAATTTAAATATAACTAACATCAAGTCAATGTCAAGTAGAACCATTGAGTGTGCATATCCATATACACTGGACAGCGAAGATTGGCAACAGATACAAATAGAAAGTTTGAGGCAGGGTTATGAATCACATAGTATGCGTTAAATGGGGCAACAAGTATCCTTCGCAGTATGCGAATGTGCTGTACAACATGGTCAAGAGACACACCACTGTACCTTTTGAATTCCACTGCATAACAGATGACAAAACAGATCTAGATCCAGGGATAAAAACAATAATGTTCCCCGGGGAACCGTGGATAAAAACATGGTGGAGCAAGTTATGGATGTTTGCACCGGAAATGCCTTTGAAGGGCAACATACTTTTCTTTGACCTAGACGTCATTGTTTTTAACAACATAGATAATCTTTTCACACACAATCCAGGCCGGTTCATGATAATCAGAGACTTCAACAGGTGCAGGGTCAAGGACTGGAAACAATCCAACTCCAGCTGTATGCGTTGGGAGGCAGGAACAATGAATCACCTTTACACAGATTTTGTAAAAGATCATGCTAAGATAATGAAACAGAATTGGGGAGACCAGGACTGGATAATGAAAGCAGGAAAGGAACAGATAACACACTGGCCAGACGACTGGATACGTTCATACAAATGGGAGATGGTGGGATTCAAGGACACAAAGTTAAGAGACAAGTCTGGCAAATGGTACTTCCGTAAACCTCCAACCATAATAGGCGAGAACAAGGTAGCAGTGTTCCATGGACAACCCAATCCAATGGAATGTGCGGACCAATTCGTAGTGGACAACTGGAAATGATGAAAAAGAAATTTGGCAAAGTAGCAGTCAAATCCATGAATCGTGCCCTGGATAATATACCCAATGACTGTGGCTACGAATGTAGATTCCAATACGATGTTGATATGTACTCAAACGGAATAGCGGGTGAATGCATCGAGTGGTGCCAGGCTCATTGCAAGGGCAAATGGGGTTGGTGGTTTGAACAGACAGACCTCTATGATCCTATGCGGCATAACTGGGAGGAACAGAACAGTTACATGAGTTTCGAGGACAACAAGGAAGCCACTGCATTCTTCCTGGCGATAGGAATAGCAAACATGGGAGATACAAGTAGATAATTAATAGTATGAGACCATTTGAAATAACAGAGGAAGCAAAACACCAGATTGAAAAATTGCTTGAAAAGAACCCAAGCAAGTACGCAGTGAGCCTAGCAGTGCTGGGTGGTGGCTGTGCAGGATTCAAATACGACTGGGGGTTTGCAGACACAAAAGAAGCTGTGGGCGGTGGCGATCACATAGAAGACTGGCACACAGGTAAATTTGTTGTGGACGAAACTTCCATGATGTATATTATAGGAACAAAGATCGACTTCGTTGAAGAAACATTTGGTTCACAGTTTGAAATATCAAATCCCAACTCAAAAGCATCTTGTGGTTGTGGAGAATCATTCGGGGTTTGATGGACACCGCATTTGTAATAGGCAACGGTGAGAGCAGACCAATTTTCCCAATACAGGATCTAAAAAGCAAAGGTATAATATATGGTTGCAACGCCATATACAGAGACAACCCGGAACTGTGTGATCACATAGTTGCTGTGAACCAACCCATGTACGAAGAACTTGACACATGGCACGGAAAAACAAGTTCTAAAATAAAAATACACGGACCTGAAGACGTCAGTGCATGGAACTACATCTGTGACGGGGATAAAGAAACAGACACACCCGATAATCTAAAACTTTACAGGATGTGGAGGGGTGGTGACATCAAGAAAGGCAATGCAATAAGAACAATAGACTTCTCGTTGAACAGGGGATCAGGAATGAGTGCTGTACTGATGGCCGCAGAGTCAGGCATACAGAATGTGGTCATGCTGGCTTTTGACATACTGGGTTCCAGACAGTGGGAGAGGGACACACCAAGCAGACAGCAGAACAACATGTACAAGAACACCATAAACTATCCATCACGCATGAGTATGAAGGCATATCTCAAGTACGAATGGATGTACCAGCTGAGACAGATCATCCGGAAACACCCCAACACCAATTTCCACTTCATCAATCGCAAGGAGTACATCGAGGGCAACACGTTCCTGAGATGGTACTTCGACCAACCAAACATCAAGACTGGCATATATGCTGACCTACGCAGATGGGTGAACGGCCAACGTGATGATATAAAGTGGATGAAACTATAAGGTCTTAGTTGTTGAACTGGCGTCCAGCTGGTATATCTTCCTCATCTTTACACCAACTTTCTGTGCGTACTTCTTGGTATCACAGTGGGAACAAACGTGCTTGTAATCGTTTGAAGCCCTGTCTGGATCCACCTGTGCCTTGGGTCTGAGGAAAGTAATGCCACAAGAATCACACTTGAATACGTATATGGTGTTTTTCCTATGGAAGGTATGGTAAACCCCCAATTTACTCTGGCGTTCGTACAATCTCATGGTCCTGAGCGTTTCTATGAACATATTAGTATTTAATAAATATGTACAACACATTATGACAAAACTTAACATAGACACAGGAGCACTGGGAAATCCGGCAACAGGCGATACTTTACGTACCGCGATGACGAAAGTCAACACGAACTTTGATGAAGTATATTCGTTGATCGGCGATGGATCCACAGGATTAATAACGACTTCAGTGACCAATGGAGACTTAAAACTTCAGGCAAACGGTGCTGGTACCATAGAGATAGACAATTTAACGATAACAAATTCTACAATCTCGAGTATCACAACCAACGCTGATGTAACAATCACTGCCAATGGTACTGGTGATATTGTACTAGGTGCAGTCACAGTAGCCGATAACAAAATTACCACGAATCAAACCAACGATAACCTTATAATTGATGCTTCTGGTACAGGAGCCGTTGAAATCATATCTGATGTGATCTTGATAGCCAATCTACCTACAAGCAACCCAAATGTTGCAAATCAGTTGTTCCGAACCGGTAACGATCTTAGAGTAAGCACTGGCTAATAGCTACAACACACAATAACGTTTTCCACTAAATATTGCTAATATGGTACAACAGGTAATAGATGTAGGTGTAAATGCGGACAGCGGTGACGGTGATTCGTTATACGAATCCGGTAACAAGATCAACAACAATTTCGATGATTTCTTCGATCTGGTTCCTGTCAAGGCGGACATCAAGTTCTTTGGCAACAACATCACATCAAGGCTAACAAACGCAGATATAGACATACACCCCAGCGGCACAGGATCAATAGTATTCCCGGGCATCAGGTTCAACGACAACAACATAGAAGCGATCAACACCAATGATGACCTGAGGATATCAGCCAGTGGATCAGGAAGGGTGGTCATAGCCGGACTTGGTTTTAAAGGAACCTCTATAAGTTCATCAGATTCCTCATCTGTAAACATAAACGAGAATTTAATAGTGGATGGCACCGGTACCTTTGGTGGTACGTTCTCCTTCAGTGGTGCACAGACATTCGTAACAGGATCAACTTTCGCAACACTTACATTCGCAAATGGCTCAATTACAGATTCATCAGGTGCCATAAGTTTTGGCAATGAAAACCTAACAACCACAGGAACACTTGCCGCAGGTGATGATTCTGTAATAGGTAATCTAACTTTGACAGATGGATCCATAACTGACTCATCAGGTGCCATAAGCTTCGGCAATGAAAATTTAACGACAACAGGAACATTAACAGCTGAATCTGGTACCACTCTTGGTAACCTTACGTTTGCAGATGGCTCAATAACAGATTCATCAGGTGCCATAAGTTTTGGAAATGAGAACCTAACAACAACAGGAACATCTTTCGCAATAAACAGCACACTGACCGTGGCCAATGGATCAATAACAGATTCCAGTGGTGCAATAAGTTTTGGCAACGAGAACGTCTCAACGACAGGAACCATAGCAAGAGCAACAGGTTCCACTATCGGTAATCTTACGCTGGCAAACGGATCAATAACTGATTCATCAGGTGCCATAAGTTTTGGAAATGAGAACTTAACAACAACAGCAACTTCCATGGCTATCAACAGCACACTGACTGTGGCCAATGGATCAATAACAGATTCGACAGGGGCATTCACTTTTGTCAACGAGAATTTAACAACTACAGGTAACCTCACAGTTAATGGCGCATCAACCCTTGGCTCAATGTCGGTTTCAGGAGCAACCTCATTTGGTTCTGCAGTGACAGTGGACAACCTTACATTCAATGACAACATAATTTCAACCAGTTCAAACGCAGACCTAAACCTAACACCGGGCGGAACAGGTGTGGTCAATGTGGCCAACCTGACCATAGACTCATCGGTGAACTTCACGGACAACGTGATCAAGGTTACCACTTCAAACGCAGACATGGTACTGTCAGCGAACGGTTCAGGCTCTGTTGAGATCAACGGCATAGACCTTGATGATGGTACCATAGACAATGTTGTGATCGGAGCCAATGAACCATCAACAGGTCTGTTCGATCCTTTGAATTTCACAACACTTGTGATACCAACAAAATTAACTTTCTCAGGCAACACACTTTCATCCAGCAGGACCAATGACAATCTAGAGTTCGAGGCCAGTGGTTCAGGAAAAGTAGTAATCGATGGCCTATCCATGCCGATCACAGACGGACAGACGGGAGAATTCCTACAGACCAACGGAAGTGGTGTCATAGGATTTGGTTCAACTGGTATCGCACTGGGCGTTTCAGACATACAGGACGCAAGGAACACGATCGGTAACACCACCGAGGTTGTGCTAGACGCCAACCTATCAACAGGTGAGAACGAATCAATTACAACCGGCCAGAGCATGATCAATGACTTTGATCAGTCAAAATACGACAGTGCATGGTACATCACATTGAGCAGATTAGAAGGGGCAGACAGTGCCATAGAGTTTCAAATGCAGAAGCATGTGATTGCACAGGGCACAGAAGATGGATCAACTTTTGACGCTTTCTCTGGGTCATCACAGATCATACGTACATCGGATGATCAGGAAGTGGTGCTGGCGGCAGACATAAGGGCGGCCAGTGGCAATGTTAGACTACTAGGACAAGGTGGTACACTCGCAGACGGTTCCTCAACTTCAGCGATCAACACCCTGCACTTCTTCAGGATTGGACTGGGAGATGATGACTCATCAGGCACACAGGCAGGAAGCTCGACATTCACACAGCAACAGACATTGTTGGTGGCGGACCTGGATTCAGCGGCGGCCAATCTAGACACGTTTGCGGTGGCCAATTTCAGGGGTGCCAAGTATTTCATATCCATAAACAACACCACGACGAACGAAATTTCTTCAACAGAGGTAATGGTCGTACATGATGATACCAACGCCTTCATAACAGAATACAACACAGTCATCACAAACGCAGAGTCCACACCACTGGCCACATTCACCGCGGACATAAGTGGAGGAAACGTGAGACTGCGGGGTGCCAACGGCACAGCAGGAACATGTAGGATCACAATGTACAGGGTACTGCTGGCAGACGATGAATCAGCAAGATCAGGAACACCGATCGCAATAGTCGGATCCACTGCAATTGGACAGATCACTACCACTGAACTAGATGCCAACATCACAACAATATCATCAAGACAGGGATTCGAGACCGCAGAAGTACTTGACGAATGGGCCTCTTCGGCATTCAACAGTGTGTGGTATCACACATTGATCAAGGACATGAACGGTGATAGACTGGCATTCCACAAGTACTCTGTGCTACAAGGGACCAGTGACGACAGCAGTATAGAGGCATTCATCACAGATAGTGGTGTATTGAGGAGTGAAGAATTTGATGCAGTCACTGTCGGTGTTGGTGTAGACGATGGCAACATACAACTGAAACTGACCGGCATCAGTGATGGATCAACTACCTTATTGAATTTCGCAAACGCATACAGGATCGGACTGGGGGACAACACAAGTGATTCATCTAATGGAGAAATTGAGAGTGAAGGCGGAATTACACTTGCCGGCAACAATGAAACAACAATAGATCATGTCACAGCATCTGGTACCACACAAGGTTTACTGGCGGCGGAAAGGACAGGAGCAGAATTCACTGCAGGAACTTTTGACAGTGCCTGGTACCACGTGATCACACGTGATCTTGCCAATGGCAGTTTCGAGACCCAGAAACTTTCGATAGTGCATGACCTACAGGATGCCTATGTATCAGCATCATCAGTCAACCGTACAGACGTTGGTGACACCCACCCAACGTTTGATGCAGACATAGTGTCCG